CCACCTTGACCATGTAGTGCCCAATCAAACTGTTTGTTAGCGGCTAAGATTAGTGTAAGTGCTAGCGGATCAAAAACTAACACAATGAGAATAATAACTAGACGTACTGCTTTTTCTAATAGTGAAGCATCTAAGTTATCGCCGTATAGTAGTGCGGCAATATATTTAATTGGGCCAACTTCTGCTTCAACTTTACGTACCTCAGCACGTATAGGTGCGGCTTGCTCATTAAGTTGACTAATTGTTTTTTGTTCTTGTGCAATTTCGGATTGTAGTCGTGAACGCTCTTTGGCTTGGCCTCGACGAATTGCCACGGCTTTGTCAGCACCTTGTTCATTTGTGCTTCGGCCCATAACTTGGTCAACAGCATCATCCATTTGACGCAAGGCTTTGCGATTTGCTTCGATGTTGTCTTTTGCTGTTTTAATCTTTTCATCGTAGATGCTAATCTTAGCTTGCACATCGCCACTAACTAAACTTTGGTCACTGTGAGCTTTTGACAAGAAGCCAAAGATACCCATGGATGTTAAGAACATTAAAAAGGCTACTGCCGGTACAAGATATACTTTGAATAGATATGGAACACGTTTCCAATTATTGTGCAACCAAACAGTTGCAATAACTTTACCAAGTTCTAGTGCGCCACCCATGATGATAATAGGCACTACCGCGGCCGCAAAGATCGCTGTTAGTCCCATTATAGAATAGTATGCCGCTACCAAACTAATGGTGACGGCTACTGCTAGCATTACAAATCCAAATATCATAGTGTGTATTTATTGAGAGTTATAGTGTCAATAATACTGCAAGTTTGTTTAGAAGTCAATTGGTTTGGTTATAAACCATTTTGTATCAACAGAATTTGCCAATTACAAGTGGCTTGTGTTCCGTTGCCGTCTGCTGTGATTTGAACATCAACATCAGTCTTTTCCGGAAGCACCATTGGAATGGTAAAGTCATTGCGATAGTAACCATTAACAACTTCGGCAGTGAATGCTGAGAAGAATGTTCCACCATACGGGCGAACCATCATATTAAGTCTAGATCCAATGTTACCCGAACCTGATCGGAAAGTAGTACAATCACCGTAGGTAACATAACCTGTATATCCTGCCGGAACTGTGTACTGGCTTAACTTAGTCATGCTAATACCTGCGCCAATGTGTGCTACCACTGTGCCTGTGCCATTTGTTAAACGGAATGTAATTTCACCGACGTTTGGAGTATTGTTGCTGACAATAGTTGCTTTGTAAATACGTAGAAAGTTTTGAACTGTTGCTACCGCTGTTGTGCCGTTAGTAGTTATTGTTTCGGTAATATGGTTGTAGTTAGAATCTAACCCATCAATGTAAATGCTTTGTCCTGTATCACTAGTGCTAGTAGAAATAATATACAATTTCTGTGCTGTGCCATCCCAGGTAGTATATGGATAAATGCCACCTTCGACCCAGATGCTTGCTGTAGCACCATTGCCAATGCTTGGATTATATCCACTACGCTGTTCGTATGTACAGCCAGTGACTAATCCACGAGCAACTTGTAAGTACCACGGAGCACTAGTTAAAGTGACGCTGTTTGTAACTCGTAGCTCAGGTTGACCATCAGTGTTGTACTGCATGGCCTTGTGTACATTTAGTAAGTTAGTTTCTTGTGGATGTACGTAGCTAGTAGTGTTGGTGCGTGGATTTTCAGACATGTTTAATTCCAAGGACGACCAACTTGTAGGCCACCATCGTTAGCATTATCTACAATAGTATTACCACTAAATTGCGTAGGCAATTCTGTTATATCGTATGTACTTCGCTGATCAGCATTAGTGGGATTATCTCTGTTACTAGCATCTGCGGCTCTATTAGTGGAGGCTAAATCTAGCTTGGCTTTTTGTCTAGCTTCGCGGCTAGATAAGTGTGCGATTCCGTTTGCTGACATTACTTTTGCTCCGCTTGATAGTTTGGATACATGCTCAAACTGTTTGCACGAATGTCGCTAGGATTTTTAGGCTTATTCATGTCTGTACCGCCTGCAACTATCGTGGCAGTTGGGATTACTACTTCTGCAGGTTCGTTTGCATACTGTGTAGTATCTGCTTGTTCTTCGTCGCTGAAGTCAAGCATAAAAATAATTTCATTAATTCGCATGTAGACAGTTTCCTTATCAAGTATTTATGGCTAAAACTGCTAACGTGCTAGCAAAAAAATACCCGCCGAAGCGGGTAAAAATTACTACTTTCACAGGAGATTTACAGCAAAATTATTGTACAGTATGCGTTATATAATCCTCGCCAGCAACTTTAACCATTGCGGCATGTAGTACGCATCGCTCAAATTCTTCTAGCTCTTCTGTGGTTGCGGCGTTTTCGGGTAAGTTACCATGACAAACGTCCCACAGTCGTTGCATATCAGATTCGTGCAACCAAGTTTCAAATTCCATTATAGTCCCTTAATGTGATCAATTACTGTGCGAGCTTCGGGAAAGCCTTCACGCTCTTTGATAGCAACAAGTTCTTCAATCATGTCTGCTTGGATTTCGTGCAAGCCACTAACAAACGTCATGATGTCTTTTTTGGGCATTGTATAACGAATAGTATAAAGCAACTGCTCTTTTTTGTTGGGTTCCATTATGATATCCTCACTTTACTAGGTTCAATACGATCACTGTGCAACTTATTCCCACGTTCACGAATCAGATTTGCGGCTCCTTGCGGATCTGTCTCGAACAGTGAACGCAAATCTTCTTCGGTGATGCCTTCTGTTACTGTTACAGTATAAACTTCATAATGCCTTTGTGCATTGTATCGAGCCCTAAGCAAGATAGCATTAACAATCTGGCTTAGTTTGTTTGAAGGTTTGTCCTGCAACATATTCCATACGTTTTCTTTTTCAATAGCAGAAATATTAACAACGGCTTCAAGCCCCTCCATATCCCAGCTCAACAGAAATATGTTTTGATTACTCACTTCTGATTCCTTGCTTGTTCATACGCATAGTTGAGCAAATATTCTAAGTCAATTTCAACGTCATCTACGTCTACTACATCAGGTACTTTTTTGCCACGTTTAGCTTTAACTACCCCACTAGACAATCCCAACAGTTCACGTTCTTCGGTGCTTAACTTAGCAAGTGCTTCTGCCTTAACACGCTCACGACGTTCTTTTTCAAGACGTTTAGCTTCTGCACGGCGGTCAGCTTCTTTGTGTGCGGCCCACCATTCACGTACTTCTTCGTCTTTTAAAACTAGAAAATCTTCAATTCCATTTTCTTCCAACGCTGTCATTGCCTTGCAAGCAATACGAGCAAGTTTGTCTGCACGATCTTTTAACTTCCTGTTCTCAGAACTATAGTCCCAACTATCGCTTTCATAATCTCTACAAGGCATACGACCTCCTTATATACGGCTCAAATTAATAACGCGGCCTGGGTAGTCATTGTATGCAACTTGCCAAGGCACAAACATTTCGATGCCAACACGACCTTTGTCACTTGGATCTTTTTCGTCAACCCATGAATCTTTTGTAACTACAACTTTGTAGGCTTGGAAACCCAATTCCATGTTATTACGGTCAACAACTTCGCCTTCAATAAAACAGTCCTCGCGACCTACCATTGGCTTGAAATCGTAAGCACGGATTACATCGCGGTTTTCAACTGTAAATTTCATATTAGCTCCTGTTTGTTTACTGTATAAGTTATATTATAGATTAAATGGATTTTTGGGTCAACCAAAATCAGATAAAAACAACCAAGCAAACTAGGGCCATAATTACCATTAGCCCTATGCTATCAGCAAAGTCTTCGCCCGGGGTGGACTTACGCTGTGGTTCTAAACTTGCTAACCATTCTTTAAAAGTCATTTGTAATACCTTAGTGTGTATTCAGTGCAGGTGCAAATTCGCGGATTAGTTCACGCTCACGTGCATGAGCAGGCTTACGGCCACGAACAAATTCCAGTACACCATAGTTAAATGCGTCAACACCGTGTTCACGGATGCTTTGGCACAGGCCCCAATCCTTATCTTCGGTAAGAGCACGGCGGATGTGTTTTTGCATACGAACACGCAGAGCCTTTTTGACTTGCTGTCCGCAAACGGTAATACCAATGTATTGCTCGCCGGTTACTGTATTTGTAATGCAGTAAACCACGTGCTTGGTATCTTGGCGTCTTTTTCGGGTTGCTTTTTTAACTTCCATACATAGATTATACAATTAATGGAATTTTGGGTCAACCAAAAGAAAAGGTTAGTAAGCACTAACGTAAGTGCCCACTAACCTGTGGCTTTTTTACAACAGATTTTAAACGGTATTATGTATAGCGTAGATAATAGCAAATTCTGCTATTCCCAGTATTAATAAACTGGTCCACATAATAATACGTATTTTCATATTAATGTAAAGTAGCGTCTTTATCCAGATTATCTAAATCATTAATACCAAATAGTTTTAATATTTTAGCGATATTCTTTGGGGTTTTAAATGGAACATT